TGAGGGTATGCCTTTGGAGGGTATGGACGGCAAAGAAAACCAATATGATTTGACGAAATGCGTTGAATGGTACGTTAAGAAAAGAGTTGGCAATGACCTCCAGTATGAAAAAACCAGACTGACCAAGGCACAGGCCAACAAAACCGAACTCGAAGGCAAATTGCTTGAGCGTGAGCTGCTACGAGCGGACAACGTCAAGAACGTTTGGGTTTCGCAAATCATCGCTTTTCGTTCTCGCGTTCTTGCCATGCCCACCAAGCTTGCACCGGACATTTTGCAGGCAACCTCTCTGACAGAAGCCAAAGGAATCATCGCTGACGCCTTGGAAGAAGCTTTGAAAGAATTCAAAGACGTCTCACTGGATGCTTACGCTTAATGAGCGGTTTACTTCAGCAAGTTCTTCAAGAATCTCTTCAGTATTTTGAACCTCCTCCCAAGCTAACCATCAGCGAATGGGCTGATGAATACCGCAAGTTATCCGGTGAAGCTTCAGCCGAGCAAGGCCAGTGGCGAACAGAACGAGCCGAGTTTCAGCGCGGCATCATGGACGCAATCTCTGACCCACTGATTCACACGGTGGTTCTCATGTCTTCCGCTCAGTGTGGAAAATCTGAAATCCTGCTGAACACTTTGGGCTACTTCATCCACTTTGACCCAAGCCCAATTCTTTTTTTGCAGCCTACGGTTGATGCTGCCGAAGGCTTCAGCAAAGAGCGAATTTTTCCAATGCTGCGAGATTCGCCAGAACTTAAGCAGCTAACGCTTGACGGCAAAGGCAACCAAAGAGACACGATTTTACAGAAGCGTTTTGCTGGTGGGCAACTGACGTTGGTTGGTGCAAACTCGGCAACAGGTTTGTCTTCCAGGCCAATCCGAATTTTGCTTTGTGACGAGACTGACCGTTATCCGTATACGGCTAAGATTGATGGCGACCCGTTGCGATTGGCAATGAAAAGAACGTCAACGTATTGGAATAGAAAAATCGTGTTAGTCTCAACTCCAACCGTCAAAGGCGTTTCGGTGATTGAGCGTTGGTTTGAAGAGTCAGACCAAAGATTTTATTTTGTGAAGTGTCCGCATTGTCAGCATGAGCAGACCTTGCAATGGAATTCCGTCAGATGGACAGGTGACGGTTCAGACGCAAAGTTACATTGTGAAAAATGCGAAACAGGCTGGACCGAAGGCGAGCGATTAAGAGCAGTTCGAGCAGGAAGCTGGAAAGCTAAACGCCATTGCAACGGAATCGCAGGTTTCCGGCTTAATGCGTTGTACTCACCTTGGACTAGGCTTGCTGAAATGGCACAAGAATTCTTGCAATGCCAAAACTCAGCACAGCAGCTTCAGACCTTTGTCAATCTCAGCCTGGGCGAAACATGGGAAGACCAAGGCGAAACGATTGACGAACACGGACTTTACAACAGGCGTGAAGTCTACAAAGCACCAGCACCAGCAGAAGTCTTGGTGATTACGGCAGGCATTGACGTTCAAGACGATAGATTGGAAGTGACGTTTCTAGGAACAGGCAAGGACAACGAAGGCTTTGTCTTAGACCACCAGATTCTGCACTCTGACCCAGCCGCACCACAAACTTGGATTCAATTAGACAAACTTCTCAAAGAACGCTGGCGTTGTGCCGATGGTCACGAACTGCCAGTGCAAGCGGCTTGTATCGACTCAGGCGGACATTTCACGCAAGCAGTTTATGAATTCGTCAGAAGCAGAACGACTTCGCGAATCTACGCAATCAAAGGCGTAGGTGGTGAGGGCAAGCCACCAATCGGCAGACCGTCAAGAAACAATTCTGGCAGAATCAAATTGTTTCCGGTTGGGGTGGATACGATAAAACAAGCGATTTTTGGCAGGCTCAGAATAGCAAGCGGACCCGAAGCGCTAAGATTTCCAAAACATTTAGATGAAGAATACTTTGCTCAACTCACGGCTGAAAAAATTGTCACCAAGTACCACAAAGGCTTTCCAAGACGCGAATGGATCAAGATTCGACCAAGAAACGAAGCCTTGGATTGTTTAGTTTATAGTTTAGCAGCACTTAGTTCGCTAAACATTCGGGATTGGAAAAGACTAGAAAGAACTGTTAAAATAGCCGAAAAAGTGGAATCAGCGATTCCAGAATCACCGGAAGCACCAAGACGAAGAACTTTGAAACCTTCCCGAAGACCTAACAACTGGATTCAAAGGTTTTAATGAAAAGAAGACCACATCCCCAAAGATACCTCACGCCAAAGCAAGTGGCGCACGAATTAGACGTAACACCAATGACGGTTTACCGATGGTGTGAGGCTGGACGAGTTCCGTCAATGAAGGTTGGCGGACGCTGGCGAATTGAAAGCCATTCCAACTGTTTAGACTTGTTTGCCTCGCTAAATTAACAAAAGAAACAAAAGTAACAGTCTAAACATCCCACCTTGACTAGCCATGCTATTTGTAGCGCATGGCAACCAATCAATTCGACCGCGCAAACTACCCCACAATTGAACCTGACCGTCTCGTAGCTGGTGAACGCTGGCTTTGGCGCAAGGACGATCTCGCTTCAGACTATCCGCCAGATTCGTATTCCCTAGAATATATTGCTCGCTCACATGGTGGCTCTTCGACTGAGTTTAAGATTCAGGCCACAGAAGCAGATAGCACCTACTTCATCGAAGTCTCTTCCAGCACCACACAAACCTACCCACAAGGCCACGTTCACTGGCAAGCTTGGATAACTCGCACCACTGATTCAGAAAAAATCAAAGTCTTAGAAGGACACTGGGAAATTTCTTATGACTATGACGTCAACCACGACCCCAGAACTCATGCCGAACTCATGCGTGACAAGATTGAATCCCTATTGGAAGGCCGCGCAGATAATGACGTTGAAGAGTATTCGATTGGGAACCGCAGTCTGACGAAGCTTTCAATTCAAGACCTGATGAAGTGGCGCGACTACTACAGACAAGAGGTTGCTAAAGAAAATCAGCAAGCTAGAGCAAGAGCAGGTAAACGTCCTGGTAATCTGGTGAAGGTTGAGTTCAGGAGGGCCGGATGATTCAAGAGGCAATGTGGTGGCTCACCGATAGAGTGCATAGGCCAGCACCAGAGAATCCAAGCCCAAAGCAGAAAAAGCGTCGATATGACGGAGCAGCAGGTTCAAGATTCCTGGCGGATTTTGTTGGTTCAACCACAAGCTCAGACGCAGAACTTCAATATTCGCTTAGACGCCTACGAGACAGAGCCAGAGAACTTTGCCGCAATGACGATTACGCCAGGCGCTACCTGCAACTGATGTCAAGCAATGTAGTTGGCGAGCATGGCTTCACGCTTCAGTCTCGCGCCAGAAACTTAAATGAGCCGAATGTCGGGCAACTTGACGCTGCTGGCAATGAAATCATTGAAAGAGCATTTCGACGCTGGGGAAAATCCTGTTCAGCAAATCAGCGTCAATCTTGGCTAGATATTCAGCGATTGGTCATTCAAGGACTTTGTCGCGATGGCGAGATTCTGATTCGTTTTGTTCGTGGCAAACGTTGGCGTGACGGACTCGCTCTTCAAGTGCTAGAGCCGGATTACCTCGACGAAGAATACTTTACGACTGAACCAAAAGGCAGAAGAGTGGTGATGGGTGTTGAACTTGACGAGTTCGACGCACCGCAAGCGTACTATTTGAAATTAGGCCAAGGCCATCCGTTCGATACCTTTGGACAACGAAGAAGCGACAAGCGGACAAGAGTTCCGGCTGAAGACATTCTGCACATTTATTTGCCAGACCGAGCGCAACAGACGAGAGGCGTTTCTTGGTTTGCGTCAGCCATGACGCGAATGAGAATCCTTTCAGGCTATGAAGAAGCTGAACTGATTGCAGCTCGAACCGCAGCCGCAAAAATGGGCTTCTTAGTTTCGCCTGATGGTGAAGGTTTCATTGGAGACGAAAGCGCAGACGGCAACCAGATCATGTCAGGCGAACCTGGTTCAATTCAACAGCTTCCGGCTGGAATGCAGTTTCAAGAATGGAATCCTAGCCATCCAACCAGTGCTTACGCTGAATTTCACAAAGGTGTTCTTCGAGGCATTGCCAGTGGACTTGGCATTTCTTACACAAGTCTCAGCAACAACCTCGAAGGCGTCAGCTACTCATCCATCCGGCAAGGCGCACTAGAAGAACGCGATTTATACCGTCAGATTCAAAGCTTTTTGATTCAGCACCTTTGCGAACCTGTTGCTCAAGAGTGGCTGAAAATGTCGATGACTTCCGGCTCAATTCCAATCCCAATCACTCGCTACGACAAATTTTCAAACACCTTGGAATTCCGAGGCAGAGGCTTTTCTTGGGTGGACCCAGCAAAAGAAATCAGAGCTGAAGTCGAAGCAGTTAGAAATGGCTTCAAAAGCCTCAATGACGTTGCCAGACAATACGGCAGAGACGTCGAAGAGGTGTTCCAGCAAATGCAGAACGACAAGCTGATGGCGGAACGCTACGGAATCAGCCTAGCCTTTGAGCCTTTAGGCAGTCCACACGGACCAGTTGAGCCAGAAGTCGAGTAATGGCAGAAAGCTACAAGCCAACCGAGGGCAT